GAAAAGCAAGAGGTTTGGAAAAAACGAGGCCTCAAATCGAAAAAGCCGGGTGATTTGCAATCAATCGCAAATCTAATCCGACTTTTTTTCTTATGCATGACGGTCGCCTTCCATGATGGAAATAGCCGAAAACAGTTTGGCGGTAAATTTGACTGAGAGCCTGGCACGCTGATTTATCGGGCGCTGCATTTGGCAAAATCACTGCCGTTTACGGACATATCGAAAAAAATAGAGCATTTGCCGTAAATCCGAAAGAATATTTTATATTGATTTTGCTTAATTATCCGATGATATTTTCGCGTATTTCTTTTTATATCAAAGCAATTAGCTGTTAAAACTTAAAGAATTTAAGATGAGTTTGGTTAACGTGATCTAATTGAGAAAAAATCTCAATTAGATTCTTTTTTTAGTTCGTCTAAAAACGCTTACATTGATTTTAAATGGCTTTATATTAGGCCATATGCGAACAATCAAAGAAAAAGCCTTGATTTTTAGGGCTTATTCGCTTAAATTAGATATAAGTTAGAAAGATTTAATGTGAGAAGATTTTTCTTTGAATTTGTACGAGGTGGGGGATTGAAATGACAGAAGAAAGCAAAACGATGTACTGTCATGGCTATGAACATGATGCTTGCGGCATGGGTTTTATTACCCAGATTGACGGTAAGCCGAGCCATGAACTCATTGAACGAGCACTTGTCATGCTTAGTCGAATGAATCATCGCGGCGGTACTGGCTCAGAACCTGATACTGGCGATGGTGCTGGTATTTTATTTGCTATGCCTGACAAATTTTTTCAAAAATATGCTGAAGAACAAGAGTTTACGCTTCCAAGCCTAGGAGATTATGCTGTTGGCATGTTTTTCTTGCCGCAAAAAGAACAAGAAAAAAATGCCATGCTTGGCTCAGTCACGGCAGAAATTACGGCATCAGGATTTAAAGTCTTGGCGACGCGAAACGTTCCGTACATTTATGAAAATTGCGGACCTACTGCGCAAAAGGCCATGCCTGGATTTGAACAAGTCATTATTCAGCGTCCGGCCGATACCGAAGCAGGGCGTCCTTTTGAAGATCGTCTGTATCATTTGAGACGTCACCTTGAAAAGACATATTCTTCAAATGAATTTGCAATTGTCAGCCTTTCAAGCAAGACTCTTTGCTACAAGGGAATGCTTCATGCTTATCAAGTCGGTCAATTCTATCCTGATTTACATGATCCTGACATGTGTTCTGCGATTGCGCTGACTCATTCTCGTTTTTCAACCAATACTTTTCCTAGCTGGAGTCGTGCGCAACCTTTCCGTTTTATTGCGCACAACGGTGAAATCAACACTTTGAAGCGTGCTGAAAATTGGATGAAGAGTCATAATATTGAAGTCTACAATGAAGAAGACTCTGATTCTGCCAAATTGGAAAACTGCATGGAATATTTGTATCGCAATGGTCGTGATATTCCGCAAGCGCTTTTGATGATGATGCCTGAAGCCTGGAGCGATAAGATGAATCTTCCAAAGGAAGAAAGAGACTTCGATGAATACAATTCGTCATTCATTGCTCCTTGGGACGGTCCTGCAGCTCTTTGTTTCACCGATGGCACGCAAGTTGGTGCCATTTTGGATCGAAACGGGTTGCGTCCTTCTCGATACAGTCTGGTAAAAGGGAACTTTTTGATTACGGCTTCTGAATCAGGCGTTTACGATGTTGCACCTGAAGATATTATTGAAAAAGGAATCTTGGGTCCAGGAGAAATGATCTTGGTCGATACTTCCAAGGGACGTTTTTACAACACCAAAGAAGTCAAGGAATACTATTCAACTCAGCATCCATATGGCGAATGGCTCGAAAACAAGCAGGTCAAACTCAATGAATTGCCAGAAGCAGATATCGTTGAACACCTTTCTAAGCATGCATTGAAGACTCTTTGGCGTCGTCATGGATATACGGAAGACATTATTTGTGATTCCATCATTCCGATGGCGCAAAATGGCGAAGTTCCTGTTATTTCAATGGGATTTGACTCACCGTTGGCTGTTTTGAGCGAAAAGCCGCAGTCATTGTTTACTTACTTCAAGCAACAATTTGCGCAAGTCACGAATCCACCGATCGATGCAATTCGTGAAAAACAGATGATCGGTACTGAAATGTACTTGGGTGCTGACGGAGATATTTGCAAAGATGTTCCGGAAAATGCCAAAAAAATCAAGCTTGATTCTCCGATGCTCGTTAACGGAGAATTTGAAAGATTGCGTCATTTAAACGGCAAGGACGGCTTCAAGACGGGAGAGGTCTCATTATGCTACAGCAATGTTGAACGCCCGCACAGACTGCAACAGGCTCTTGAAGATTTGTTCCGTGATGCCGAAAGCAGAGTTGATGCCGGATGCAACGTTTTGATTGTCACGGATCGCGGTGCAACGCGTGATGATTTGGTTATTCCGGTTCTTCTGGCGGTTTCCGGCTTGAATAATTACCTTGTTCGAAAAGGCAAACGCGGTTTGGTGTCAATTGTTGCTGATACTTGCGAAGCATGCGAAGTGCATCATTATGCAACGTTGTTGGGATATGGTGCTTCTGCGATTCATCCTTACGGCGTATATGCAACGCTTGATTATTATGACCTTTCCGACAAGAAAGAAGCTTATCGTTCGGCTGCTGAAAAAGGAATCATTAAAATTATGAGCCGTATGGGTATTTCGACGATTGTTGGCTATCAGGGTGCCCAATTGTTCGAAGCTGTCGGCATTTCAAAAGAAGTCGTTGACGAATACTTTACCGGTACGGTTTCACGTATCGGCGGGTTGACTCTTGATCAAATTGAAGAAGAGTATCTTGAACGCTACAAAGCTGCATTTGGCGAAAAAGCAAATGATGCTCTTCCAACGGATGGCAGTTTCAAGTATCGTTTTGAAGGCGAACATCACATGTTCAATCCGATGACGATGTATAAATTCCAACAAGCGGTCAAGACGGGCGACTACAAGCTTTACAAGGAATACGCAAAATTGATGCGCGATGAGGAATTGGAGCATCCTTCCACCCTCAGATCGATGTGGAATATCGAATCAGATCGAGATCCCGTTCCTTTGAGCGAAGTTGAACCAGTCAGCCAAATCGTCAAGCGTTTCAAGGCTGGGGCCATGAGTTTCGGTGCGCTCTCGAAAGAAGCGCATGAATGCATCGCTCAAGCGATGAACGAACTCGGAGCAAAGAGCAACTGCGGTGAAGGCGGCGAAAATCGTTATCGTTTCAAGAAACAGCCTGACGGACGCGACATCAACAGTCGCATCAAGCAGGTCGCATCAGCGCGTTTTGGCGTTAATGCCGAATATTTGATGAGTGCTGAAGAAATCCAGATCAAAGTTGCTCAAGGTGCCAAGCCTGGTGAAGGCGGACAGCTTCCTGGTGCTAAAAACTTCCCTTGGGTTGCTGAGGTTCGCGGATCGGTTCCCGGCGTTCGGTTGATTTCTCCTCCGCCTCATCATGATATTTATTCAATTGAAGATTTGAAGCAACTTATTTATGATTTGAAACAGATCAATCCTAGTGCTGCCGTTTCTGTCAAGCTTGTATCAAGCACAGGCGTTGGTACGATTGCGACGGGCGTTGTTAAATGCGGTGCGGACAAAGTCGTTATTTCAGGGTATGACGGCGGCACGGGTGCCGCTCCTCGAATTTCCGTGCGCGATGCCGGACTTCCATGGGAAATGGGAATTTCAGAAGCTCATCAGACGCTTGCGTTGAACAATCTGCGTCAGCGTACGACGATTGAAACTGATGGCAAGCTTATGACGGGTCGTGACATTGCCGTTGCAATCATGCTCGGTGCCGAAGAATTCAGCTTTGGATCGCTTGTGTTGGTTTCAATCGGCTGCATCATGATGCGCGTCTGCAGCAAAAATACTTGTCCTACCGGTGTTGCTACGCAAGATCCTCGTTTGCGCAAATTCTTTAATGGCAAGCCGGAAGATATCAAAAATTGCATGCGTTTCTTGGCCGAAGATCTTCGCGAAGAAATGGCTGAACTTGGATATCGCACGGTCGATGAACTTGTTGGACATACGGAACATTTGAAACCGCGTTTTGTTGCCAAGGGCAAGGCAAAATCGCTTGATTTCGATCGCTTGCTCGGAACGTCGATCGGAATTTCACGCAAATCAAAAGATCCGTTTGCTCCAAAATCAGAGTGGCCAGACCTTAATGCCTTTGCGGAAAGCGCAATTCAAGAAAAGAAGGCGGTTGTTCTCAAGTCTTCAATCAACAATATTCATCGTGCTGCCGGGACGAGAATCGGTGGCTGGATTGCCAAGCGTTTCGGCAACAACGGTCTTCCTGCCGGGCATCTTAAATTTGAATATACAGGCGTTGCCGGTCAAAGTTTCGGTGCGTTCATGCCGCAAGGCTTGGAGCTTAAACTCATCGGTGAAGCAAATGACTATGTCGGCAAGGGATTGAGCGGCGGACGTTTAATCGTTCAGGCTCCTGCCAAGGCGAAGAAGATTTACAGCAACGCTCCGATCGTCGGAAACGTTGCCTGCTTTGGAGCTACTGGTGGTGAAGCATACTTCAACGGACGAACCGGTGAACGTTTCTGCGTTCGCAATTCCGGCGCAACGGTTGTTGCCGAAGGCATCGGTGACCATGGCTGCGAATACATGACCGGTGGCATTGCAGTCGTTCTTGGCTCAACCGGCTGCAACTTTGGTGCTGGAATGTCCGGCGGGGTTGCCTATGTTTACGATCCGGAAAAGAAGCTTGAGGACAACTGCAACATGGATATGATTGAGTTGTTCAAGCTTAATGAAAAAGGCGACGATTCCGTCTTAAAGGAAATTTTGGAAAAACATGTGAAGTTTACCGGTTCCGAAAAGGCCAAGAGCCTGTTGAACAACTGGAAGAAAGAACAAAAAAACTTTGTCAAGGTCTATCCTAAGGAATATCGTCATATCAATGAGATCATGGCAGAATGCGCCAAGAAGGGCACGCCTAAGGATCAACTTGAACAAAAGGCTTTCGATATTATTACGGCATCCAAGTAGAAAAGGAGAATTGAATTATGGCAGATCCATTTGGTTTTATGAAATATCCGCGTGTCAACAATCCGATTCGACCGGTTGCTGAACGTATCAAAGATTTTGAAGAAATGGAAAACGTTCTTTCAGTCGAAGAACGCAGAAAACAAGCAGCACGCTGTATGAATTGCGGCGTTCCTCACTGTCATGCCGGTCAATTTTATTCCGGTGGGCGTGCAGTCAGCGGCTGCCCGAATGATAATCTGATTCCTGAGTGGAACGATCTGATTTATCGTGAAGAAGACAAGCATGCTTTTGAAAGATTGACTTTGACAAATCCGCTCCCGGAATTTACCGGACTCGTTTGTCCTGCGCCTTGCGAAGTTGCTTGTAATGAGGCTTTGAACGGCAAGGGCATTACAATCAGAAACAACGAACGCTATATCATTGAAACGGCTTATGCGAACGGTTGGGTCAAGGAAAGCGGGATTCCTTTGCATCGCAACGGAATCAAGGTTGCAGTCGTCGGAAGCGGTCCGGCAGGATTGGCCTGCGCATGGCGATTGAATCAGCTTGGCTATGACGTGACCGTTTATGAGCGCGACGATCATCCGGGCGGATTGACGATGTATGGCATCCCGAATATGAAATTGCCTAAGGAAATCGTTGCTCGTCGTGTCAAAATCATGGAAGAAGTCGGGGTAAAATTCGTTTTGAACACCGAGGTCGGTGTCGACGTTTCCGGAGACGAATTGAAACGCGAGTATCAACGAATCGTTCTTGCGATTGGTGCCCGTCAAGCGCGTGATTTGAACGTTCCCGGGCGCGAATTGGAAGGCGTCCGTCTTGCGGTCGACTATTTGACTGATGCGACAAAGAGCGTTCTGAAAAACGGGACCAAGGCAAGCAAAGAACTTGAAGGCAAAAAAGTCATGGTCATCGGCGGTGGAGATACGGGCAATGACTGCATTGCAACGGCCATCAGACAAGGTGCAGCAGATGTCAAGCAGCTTGAAATTACTCGACGTCCGCCTTCAAAACGTCCGGCTGATAATCCGTGGCCTCAATGGCCACGCGTTGCCAAGACGGGATACGGTCAAGAAGAAGCCAACGAGTTATTTGAAGGCGTCTTGACTCAGTATGAAACCACGGCAGTTGGGTTTGAAGGCGTCGATGGGCACGTTTCAAGCGTGACGACATGTCATGCGCAACTCTTCAAGCCCGTTCCGGGAACTGAAGAAAAGCATCCGGTTGATCTTGTGCTTTTGGCAATGGGCTTTACGGGAGCACAAAAGCAATTCTTGGATGAATTCGGCGTAACTGAGGTTAACGACGATTATACGACAAATGACGAAAAAGTTTACGTCGCAGGCGATGCTCGCCGTGGACCTAGCCTTGTAATTTGGGGCATCCACGAAGGGCGCATGGCAGCTGAAAAAGTCAATGAGGCTTGCAAAGCGGCTGCCCATGCCGAATAAGCGACATGTTCGGCATAAGACACTAACATCATTTGGCAATCAGGACTTAAGAGGTTTGGTCCTGATTGCTTTTTTGTTACGAAAATTTTGGGATGTGATGCAAAGTGAAATCAAAAATTAAAAGGCTCAATCAACTCTGAATTTTTCAGCAAACAAAAAGAGCCTTAAATTTCTTCAAGACTCCTTTAGCATTATTCGATGCAGGAAGCTAAAAGCTACCAGTCCACAAGCGAGGACAGTTTCTTACGGCAGCGGTTCAAGGCATTATACGTCTTTTGATCGGAAATCCCTAAATTTCTTGCTGTTTCTTTAACTGAGATCGTATTCAGCCAATCAATCAAAACGCTACTTTCCAAAGACGTTAATTTGCCTGGGTGTTTTGGCCATTACCTGCTCAAGCGCAATTTTGGCTTCAATTTCGCTGAAAGTATTTTCAGAGATAAATGAATCGTCATCGCCGCAGATTGAATCGAGCGGAACTGCCAGCACGTTTCCCATGCGTTTATTAGCCGTTTCTTCACGCTTCAACGTCGTCAGCCGATTATACAAGCTAGCCTTGAAATAGCAGCCGTAAGTTGCTTTCGTCGTTGTCTGATTGTAGCTGAGAGCCGTAGAGCAACAGATAATATAAGCCTCTTGAAGCAAATCGTCCCGATCCAAAGTTCTGAAATGAAACGAATTGATCGCCCTAATAACCAACGGCTTGTATTTTGCAAACAGCTCTGCCAATGAGTCCTCGCAATGGTACTCCTTAAATCGTCGAAGCAATTCTTTCGTTGCTTCATCTTTGTTTTGAGTCATGATAATGCCCCCTTATAAATATTCCTGTCGTGACTTGAATGTCACGAATATAATATAATTCTTTTTAAGCGTTTTGTCAGCGTTTTTTCATCTTAAAATACCATTTTTAATAATTGTGTAATATTAAAGAAATAAAGTAACAACTAAGTCTGTTTTTTTGTAAAAAATGAATTTGACAATTTTATCATGAAACGGTGGCGAAATAGTCTTATCGGTTTCTGGTGTAGTAAGTTTGAAGAGACTTCTTAATCACTCAATTTTAGAGAATTGGAGCTTCAAATTGATTAAAAAGTCTATTGAGACTTATTTTGTTTCGTGAGTACAGAGATTGTGTAAGGAACTTTAAAAAGATAATACGAAATCAAAAAATTGCAATAGGGGGGCTGTATTAGGAAAGTATGATGAAACCGAAGAAAAGGAAGTCTTATTTGCCAGAAAATCATTATCTAAGGCGTAAAATACTCCTTAGAGGAACGTTCAAATAATAAATCAGTTCCGATTATAGAGGTGGTAGAAAATGAATAAGAAACCGTATTCTGACAGAAGATGGCACGATGCTGATTTTGAAACTGTAATGAACCTTAAACCGCTTAAGCATTCAGGAGAGTATAAGAAAAATGCAAAGGAATTTTTCAGCGGGCTGTTTGGCAGAGAATTCAAGGATGAAGACTTGCCAGAAGAACTGAGACCTGCAAAAGCAAATGACAAAGATAACGAAGACGACAAGTAGCAAATAATATTCAAGACGGGCCAACCGTCTTTTTTTATGCCCTTTAACCACTACGGCGTTGAGTGGTGTCAGTGGACTGCAGAGCCAAAGGCATGTCGGACGTGCGCAGAGTATGCCGGACATAACGGCGGTGTTTACCGCGTCAAGGACGTACCGACACTGCCTGCACATCCTAACTGCCGGTGTGCACTGTCTGCGTACTGGAAAGATGAAAAGAGTAATGCTGAAGTAGCTAGATTAAAGAGAAAGAAAAATACTGAAAAGTGAGTTACTATTAATAAAGAAAAACAACGTAAACTAACAGCTGAATTCAGAAAGAACGGTGGCAAGGTTTGGCAGGACGCTGAAGCAGAAGCTTATTTAAAAAAGAAAGGGGCAAATGCCATTGCACTAAGTGAAGATCTTATAGCATTAAAAAACAACCAACTATAAGTGAAGTTTTAGAAGAACTTTATCATGTTAAGCAATTTAGAGATGGCAAGATAGATTTAACAAATGTTTCTAGATATAAGGCTGAAATTGAAGCCCAAAATTATTTATTATCAGTAAAAAATTTATATAATATACCTAAAGAAGAAATTTTAGAAACTAAGGCTAATTTGCAATACTAGAAGGAGAGATTGAAAAATGAAAAAAATAGAAATTATTAATAAGTTTTCAGCTCCTA